TTGATGGTGAGAGGAAACTCATTATTAGCCAGTAGAACGTCCACAATCTGGCTATAGGCCGCTAACACCTTAGTTTTTGTCACTTTAACGAATACTCGCGACTTCTCAGTCTCCAAGAACTGAACATCGGCGCTATATGTACCCCGATAATTCTTGTACGCCTTAATCCAACTGTTCTCATCCGCGTATCTGGCGTCTTCTGCCCTACTGTACTGTTGATTTACGTAATCTGCGAGGGCATTCGTGGTGGAGTCCGCAGAGCCCCCCTCAGAGTCGTCCATGTAGGAACTCTCGTTGGAGTCAATGCCGTGTGCGTCTTGTGCCATGCCTTACCTTTCAGTATCCGAAAACAGAGTCAGAGGGTTTAAAAGAATCAGTAGGGGAAGTAGGTGACCCAAAATCAAATAGGTTCCTATGGACCGGCCTAGATTGGACCCCGTACCGTAGTGCATCGTAAAGATGGTCTTCTGAGTTCGTATTAATATCTTCTGGATTCTTCTTATCCACCGGTAGTATGGGCAATTGCGATATTAAATTGGTGCAATTATTAAATATCTGAAGACCCGGAAGATCTGTGTCCTCATCCACCTGTAGGAGCCTGTGTATCTCGTTCTTACTACTTACCCGGCTTCCCCTGCTCCTATCAGACGGGCGAAATCTGCACCCCTCTAAGTTCATTTGTTCCGCCAAGCTAGGGCCCGTGTCTCCCCTCTTATGCCAACACGAAGAGTCTAAAACAGCGTAGGAGATAGCGCCGTCGTCTTTCTCTATTTCCATAATAGCCCGGCCCAAATTTACGGCCAGCACCTTACTTACGTACAGTTCCCTATATATGACCAAGGTATTGTCTGGGGTCACTGCAAACCATAGAACTGCAGAGTAGGAGCCGTACCCGTAGTCACATGCTCTAAATTTACGCCACCCAGATGGGATCTTATACGGATCAATTACGTGAATACTTCTATCGAACTCCGTGAACGCGGCCCCCTCCGCCACATCCCAACTTCCGTATAGAAGCTGCTTCCTCTGAACTTCTGGAAGCGACAGCAGCATTGTCTCATATTCGCCCGTATTAAAAAGATACGGATTATCTTTCAGGCTGGCAGGAATAAACAAGCGCCTGAAAAGAGGCTTACCTTCTCTGCTGTGCCCCTTCGGGTATTTCAGCACGGTACTGGATTCTATGTCTGTAGCCCAAAAAGGAGCATTGGATGGGCTAGGATCAATGAACATCTTTTTAACCCACGCATGTCCCGGCCCTCCCGGGTTAGTGGTGGCCCGCATATATACGGGGATGTTGGGGTCCGTGGATCTTAGGCGCGATCTAAGATAGTCCCACGGAAACGGCGTCGGATATTGCGTAAGCTCATCAAACCCCACAAACGTAAAACTCTGGCCTTGGTATCGAAGCACATCTTTGTCTTGCTCCAAGTATGTAAGCCAAATTCTCGCGCCCGAAGGAAATGTCCACTGAGACTTACGCTCAGACCACTTGGCCCCTGGAAAGGCCTTTGGGTATACCTCACTAGATTTATGTATCAGCTCCCTAAGTTCATCGTTAGTCCTTCGTAGGATTAAGGCAGAATGCCCGGCGTAGCTACAAAATCTTAGGGGGTCAACCAGAAGAGCAAAACTTTTCCCTCCGCCCGCGCTCCCTCCGTACAGCACTTCCCGCTCAGGGGAGGTTAGAAAATTCTCTTGTGGCCCCGGGTTTGGTCGAAATACAACGTGCCTATTATCCTCCTCCTCCCCCACCTCCCCCTTCGACGGGGGCGATAAGGATGTCGTCGGCCCAACTGGTGTCGAGAGGATTGGGCTTTTTACTATCCGGGACGTAGATGATGCCTTCTTGGATACGCCTTTCCGTTTCCGCGTACTCTTTGGCTTTGGTGGCATAATATCGGAAGAGCTTTGCGACATTGGTTCGTTTCTTCTCCTTGGTTATTAATTTGTGAAGAGCCTGGAAAGTGATAGGCCTACCCGTCTTGACGGACAACCACGCGGACACCTCCCTATAGCTGCACGTCTTTAAATATGCCTTGGCCTCCACCAGTCTATCCAGATGTTCGTGGATCGGAAGAAGAACTCTATCGTCGTCGGGGTCTTGTTTATATCCAAACGGTATCTGGCGAGATCGCCTTACAATTGGTGTCCATCCTCCGCCGTCGCCATCACCCATCGTAGGTCACCCATCATCGTGGCTGTTGTTGTCGGGCTTCTTAGGGGGCATGATGAATAGGCCACCCGAATCTGTTTGAACAGACACCCTCTCTGTTTTCACGATGCCGGTCCTGTCGAGGATCTCACGAGCAGCCGACAGCCTATCCCGGTTGCCCAAAGCAGTAGGGTCCGTAATCACGCCCGTCATTGCTACGGCAGCGAGGGGGCCGTTGGCAGCTAAGTAAGTCTGGGTCAGTTCAATTATCTCTTCCCTCAAGGAGGAGACAACCAACATAGGCTTCGTACCTTTGCTGTAACCAGCCGTATCCATAGCCGCCCTAAAGTTGCCATTGGCTTCCTCAAACAGCGCGTCTAAGAACTTCTGCTGTTTATCGCTTAGTTCTCTTTTTTCTACCATTAGTCATCATCTCTTTCTTCTGGATAATACCTTTTCTTGTCCGCTTACTATTCTTATATTCCTGGGCAACCCTGTTAGCACGGTCTTTCTGTTTTTTACTGGTGGGGGAGGCAAGCCCTCCTCTACGTAGATCAGGTCTCCCAGCGGGATGATCGGTTATCTCTAAGTGCTGCAGAGAAATTGCTGTATCCCACGCAGACCGGACCCTTTCTAATAAACCCAGTGGCTCCGTGCGGGAGCGGGGCGGCGGTTGTCTTTCTTGTGGTGGATGGCCGGTGTCCAGCAGTGTCCCTTCGCCCTGGTCCGATGAGAAGGAGTAGGAGGGGGAAGGGGAAGGGGAAGGGGAAGGGGAAGGGGAAGGGGAGGGGCTCACTGATGGGCGTGGTCGTTGTTTTGCTTTGAGCTTCGCCAGAGCTGCTGCTTCTGCTTGTCGTATAAGTTTCCCCCGGGCTACTGCTTCGCTTTTTATCTCTGCATTGTCTGCCTCAACCTTATCAGCCCGAGCCGCCGCCCGGTTCCGAGCCGCCTCTCTCTTAGCCGCTGCTCCTCCTCCTCTTCCACCACCACGCCCAAGCAAAGTGTCAAGGGTATTTCTCTCCTCGCCTTCCGGCCCCATCTCACTGGACATCCAATTGGCAACCTTTGGACCCCATATAAACCACGCCTCCGCTAATACTTCCATGGGGGCTAAGAAAGGCCGCTGCTGTCGCCACTTCTTAAATGCCTCTTTATCAGATGATCGCCTCGAACGCATCTACGCCCTCCTCTTCTTCATCGTCATCATCGTCGTCATCATCATCGTAGTAGTAGATAAGATTGCCATTACGATTTGTGTACCCTTCTAAGTACAGAGACTCCGCAACCTTTCCCAATGGGAGAGTGGGGTCTGATAGGCGAAGCTTAAGGGCTATCCATATGTAATATACGTCGCTGGTTGGGAGATCTATAGGGTCAATCAGTTCACCCGTTCTCAACGACCAGTAGAAGCGTTCTAATAAGAGTTTTCCCGTATCTTTATATAGTTGTACGGATTTTATGTTATTTGTCAAGCTATTTTTTGATGATGCCACGATAAATCTTACTCCTTGCAGTAGAAATCAGTTGACAAACATGTCAACGTGTGGTATAACAAGTATAACGTATGCGGGGGTAAACCTATACACTATGATGTCTGAGTGTATATAATAATACGCGATATTGCAAGTGTTATTTATCAATACCGTTGTGAGGGTGGTTGATATATATATAAGTGGTTGACAGTATGTATCCCCTATCCTGTGCGGGAGTCATACATGATAACCCATACCCCCCCAGTGGCCCTGGCACCCCCTATGCGCTATACATAAAATAATAACACACCCCCCCCCTATATATATTTCTCTGTAGATGCTGGCCATTAGGGGCTGTGTTGCTGGCTTCCCACGCTATGCTGATGCGTTAAATAACGGCTGACCCCTATTGCGTGGAATATATCCCGGAGAGCGCCCGGCAATATAGCATACCCCCCTAGGGTAGGGTGACGGTATTCAGCCGGCGCGTTGTCTGGACGGCGAATTAAAATACGATTGGCTATTGACACGGGATGCCTGAGGCCATTACCGTGATGCCAGTTACACAACGTGTATAGAGAGGAGTACGACATGGAACAGCAAACATTCAACGAATTGGTAGCTGCTCAGATCGAAGCCGCCCTTGCCGCTGGCGACACTGCTCTAGCCGAGGAACTGGCGACGGTGATGGCGGTGGTCGTTGAAGCATCGGCGACCCACAAGCAGGAGGATGGACTATGACCACATTTTATCGAGAGATCGTCCGGCAGTCTCCCGACGAAGAGAGCCTGTTTTACGCGATGGCCATTGATCCAGACATGCCATCATGGGAAATAACTCAAGTCGCTCTGGAGATGCAGGACGAGGCCGCCGAGGGTAACCCCGTTCGATATAATCAAACCACTCTAGCGGCACTCCCAGGCGATATCCTATATAGCCGAGAGGATGATATGACATACGCTCTGGTTCTATTCGATAATGACGATGTAGCGCTGTACGTTCGGGAGGGGGCTGCATCATGACCACAACGACAACGCGATACTACACCTTGGCGATCTGGGCTGAGGGCGTCTGGTCTGCACAGTTTGGCTCATACGATCTGGACGATGTGAGAGATGAGCGGCGGGAGGCGCATGGTCACCCGCGCGGTCCGGTACCATATAGCTGGATGGCGATTGTCCACTCGGTAGATGACTGGCAATCGACTATCGATGCCGATATCGCCAGCCTGAATAGGGGGGGCGTATCGTGCTGATTGGCTCGATTGCAGCGGTATTGATAACCGGCATGGTGGCGATCGCCGTATTCTGGTTGTGGATCTTCAACGTGACTCTGGGAGTAATGTGATGAAACTATTAGATACATCTGGCGGAAATATGAAGTTAAGAAAGAACAATCGGGACATAAAGCTACGGGTAGCTGGCTTATCGCTAATGCCAGATAATATTATTTGTCCTATGCGGAATGTTGCCCAGTGCAAAGAGCCGTGTCTGCAATACTCTGGTAGGGGTAATTTCGGTAATGTTACCAATGCCAGACAAACAAAAACAGATTACTATCACCAGGATCGTAAAGAATTTTTACGCCAGTTATCTCATGAGCTAACCAACTTTGAGAAGTTGTGCAGAACTAGCAACGTGGAGCCTTGGGCACGGTTAAATGTGATCAGTGACGTGCAATGGGAAAAGACCACGAATGGTGCAATTCCGCAAGCATTCCCAGGGATACAATTCCTGGACTATACCAAGGTTGCAAAGAGGTTGGGCAACACCCCAGCAAACTATAACCTCATATTTTCGTGGTCCGGGGCTGCAAAGTACAAGCCCCAAGTTAGAAAAGCGTTGGCAACTAAGGCACCCATCTCGGCTGTGTTTCATGGACCCCTGCCTAAAACTTTCTTGGGGCGTGAAGTTGTCGATGGAGATAACTCAGACGTTGAGAACGTGTTCAAGTTTGACAAGATCATCGGGCTAAAATACAAGCTTGCCAAGGGACAAGCCATCAATACCATTGACAGCGTTTTTATTGTAAACACTACCGAGAAGAGAGCGTCGGCTAATAGCTAGCAGAATGTCCCATCATAGGACAAAATGGAGGTTACAATGAACATCACACGAACTTCAATGTTGACAGACAAAGTGCATACGCTATCCTTACCGGTGACTGAGCAAGAGTTACACAGGTACTATGAAAAAGGAGAGGGGCTACAAGCGGTCTGGCCCCACTTACCTGCCCATCAACGGGAATTTATTAAGACCGGCATAACTGATGACGAGTGGAATACATATATGCCGGAGGAACGGTGATGGAAGCGGTGGCACTGGTGATAGCGATACATGTAATACTTTACTATCTATTCCAATGAAAGGAGGGGAACTATGCCATCTGTAAGGGAAGTGATTGGTATGGGATTGTGTGTAGCAATCGCAGCTTGCGTTATGGCTTTCGTAGTCGTTTTGTTAGTTTGAGGTGAAGAACATGGTTGACAACCCTATTGCTGATGTACTATTATTCTTAGGGATACTGATGATCCTGGTCGGCCTGTTTGGTGGGCTGAAAGCCTGGTTAGCTACTCACAACAACGGAGAATACGACATGAAAGATTATTCAACGGTTAGGGAATTGGCTAAGTACAATGGTGTGCCGTACACGGTAATCCATGGTTGGGTACGAAGGGGGTACGTACAAGCTATCCGAGGTACTCCCGGCGACTGGCGTGTATCTGGAGCCAAGGGGATACTATGTCACCACACAGTGGCTCACAACATCGACGTATCTAGTCTGGCTTCCCTCTGGCGCAAGGAGAATGCGGTGCCCAATTACTTGACGGCAAGCCAGCACAACAGATACAATAAAAAGAGGAAAGGTAATGCCGTTTAAATCAAAGAGCAACCCGGTGGCAAAACATAACCGCCACCGGCCCCAAGTTGTAGCTGCTAAGAAAGGTAAGGGATCTTATGCCCGTAAAGAATGTAGCCAACATGCGTATGACGAGGATTCAAAAACTTCTAGCACAAAGGGTGACGAAACGTCGAGAGATGGCGTGGAAGATGCGTCGGAGTGCGGAGCGAGCAGCAAAGGAGTTTGCCCGCAAGCTTAACGAGAGATAAATGGAAGATCTAGAAACACTTGTCTTCCAAGATATCGTGGATCATCAGGACATGGCGGTTCACAAAGATTTATCTTGGATCATATGGTACAAGATAAATGAAGACGCGGCAGCAACCTTCCGATATATGGTTGATGCGTACTGGACTGCCCGGCTAGGGTAGCTAAACATACAATTAGGAGTTTACAACATGCCATTCGATACTTTAGATGCTGATGAGTATGCCGGTGACTTTGGTCCCGCTAACTTCACCGTTACCCGTTCCCCTACCCGGCTCAAGGGTAAGGACTACGTTACCCGTGACGACACTGGTAAAGTCATCGGCATTGTTGGGAGTAACAGTGCCAAGCGTACTGGCTTCATGCCACTGCTGAATGCTCTACGCACCACAGTGGCAGAGATTGTGCCGGAGTGGATGGATGAAGTTAAGATCAATACACAGATCTCCCGTGATGGGTCATTCTGTCTGGAGAAGATGACGTTCCCTCGTCAGAGTACCCCAGTAGAGAGCAAGCGTCACCAAACTGAGCTTGTACCTCAGGTAATCTACTGGAGTAGTTTGGATGGCAGTACGTCCAATAATTCCATCTCCGGAGCAGTGGACACCTTTTGCCTTAACGGGTTATGGACTGGTCAGCTCCAGCATTTTAAGCGTAAGAGTACTAAGAACTTTACGGAAGAAAGCTTTGCTCGTGAGATTGAGCAGAGCAAGGATACCTTCATCCGGCAGGTTAACTACTGTCGGCATCTGGCACAGACT